GTGCGCATCCCGACGCTGCCCCGTGACGATTGCTTTCACCTCATGCGCGCGCCACAACGTCACGCGCTCAATCGTGGGCGCGGTCAGCCCGCTCACGCTGCCAGCCCCAGCGCGACTCCCGTCGCCACAAACTCGACCGTCGAGACCTTGACATCCCCGCTGCCAGCTTCGCCAGCCGTGATCGGGTCAATCGACTTGATGTACATCGTCCCCGTCGCCTTGTGCGCCCCGGTCAGTGCATCGGGCGATGTCACCTCAAAGGCGATGGTTGCCGGTGTCATGTACTTGGTCTGGGTCAGCGTGAACGCCGAAGACGAGGCGTTGTCGTGTAGCAACTCAAAACTGCCGCTGAACTCCACACCGCCGGAGACCGCTTTCTGTCCACGTCCTTCGAGCGTGAAGTACGTCCCGGTGTTCGTCTCGGTGCTCATCGTAAATTTCGTAATCGCGGAGCTGTAGTCCACCAGCGTCCCGCTCAGGTTGAGCTTCACAACTTCATAATGGAGTGCTGACGCAGCCATCGTCTATCCCTTCTTCCTGTCACTCGCATCCGCGACCACTTCGACCATCTCCAGGCGCACCATCTCGCGCACCTGTTCCTGCGTCCACTCCTCGACCGCCACGTCGATGACAGCGCCCGTCGCGTAGGGCTTCGACCCCCGCACCTCTTTGCCGTCCTTCACGAGTGGTGAGGCGATGATCGGCAGCGCGCAGATGACCCGCACTTGCTTGATTTCGTCCGCCATGTCTTTACCTCAATTCCTTCACCCGCACCTCGCAGATGCAGCTCGAATACCATACCCCGCTGCGGATCGGGTACTCCGTCATCCCCAACGAAATCGACCAGCTCGTCACCGTCGTCGAGGGCTTGATGAGACCCACGCGCTGCTTGATCGCATCGTGATACAGCGGCTCGTACTCATACAGCGCCGCCAGATGCTCCTCAAGCCCAAGTCCTTGCGGCAGAGGCTTCCACATGAACGTATCGTTCACGATGATTTCCGCGCTGCTGTTTCCGCCGCCTATCGTCGTCGGCGTGATGCTCCTCGCCTCCACCCCCGCGCTTTTCCAGGGCAGCAGAATGCGCAGCGGCAGTTGTGCCGCTGGAAGCGTCGCCTCCAGCGTCGCTCCCCAGCGCACAGGCAGGACGCTCCCTCGAAACGTGATGTCGATTGCCGCCAGCGCCGTATACACGGCTGCTACGCTCATGGCGTCCTCCGCTTGTAGGGTTCGATCAGCGTCTCAACGTCCTTCGGCATCCGTGAGGGCAGCATCATCACGCCCGTCATGCTCATCTGCGCCCTGTCCATCTCCGCGCCGCTGTCGCGCTGCCGATACAGATACGCCGCCAGCCGGATGCACGCCTGCACGATGTCAGCGGGCGCGCTGACGCTGTATGCCCAACGCCCGACGATGCCGATCGCGTCTTCCGGGTCCGTCGCGTATGTCCACGTCAGCCCGCTCGACGCCTTCAGGCGCAGCGCGTAGTACGGCGCGCTGCGCGGCTCCAGCGTGTACGCCGTCCCCGCCACCGCCACGCCGTCGCCATTGGTGACGCTCGTGATCTGACACAGATCCGGCTCGACATACAGCGTCCGCCTGTCGTCGCTCACGTCGCGCAGCGCGTCGAACCGCTTCGTGCTGTCCGCCAGCGCCTCGAACGTCCGCGCCATCTGCGCTTCCAGCGTCGCCTGCGCCCGCCCGATCAGGTCCGTCAGCAGCCCGTCGTCCGTCGCCGCCGTGATGCTCAGATACGCCTTCACCTGCGTCAGCGTCGCGTAAGCCATCGCCTACTTAATCTCCGCCACCGCCGCGATGTCGTTCTCGCCCGCGTCGCTGTAGCGAAGTCCGTCGCCGAGCGCGATCACGCCGACGACGCTGGCAGCGGTACCAATCGTCAGGCTGCCCTTGATGAAGCGCCAGCCCTGCGCGCCGACCTGCTCGGCAGTCACTTCGAGGATGGCGATCTTGTTATCGCCCGTCGCCTTGACGATCTGCGTGATGCTGCGCCCGGTCACGTCGGCATACGTGCCGCCGCTCGTCGCGCTGCCCGTAATCTTGAAGTCGACCGTCGCAGACGCGCCCAGCACGCCTGTCTGGATGATGAACAGCACGCGGCGCAGGTTCTTCATGTCGATGGCACCCGTCAGCACCGTGCTGGCGGCGATTGAGGCGGGCGAATACTGTTCGACGACGGGCAGCCGCTCGCCCATCTTGCTGATGTCGATAGCCATGATTGACTCCTAGTCGTTGAAGCTCACGAATGGCGAGACGGTAAACGCGGACGGGCTGGCAAGCGTCTGCGTGCCTTTCCACCAGGGCTGTCCATCCGCGCGGATGCCGAAGCGCCACGCCACTTCACCCGTATCGAAGTAGCGCTGGTCGCTGAATTCGATGTACAGCTCGCCGAGTTGGAAGAAGAGATAGGCACGCAGGTCGGCAAGCACAATACACCCGCTGGTGTCCGGGTTCGGCGCGTGTTCGCTGGTGATGAGCGGGTAGCCCAGCAGTGTCCCACGCAACTGTGCCGCCGGGTCTTGCGACCAGGTTGTCGGTGAAGAGGCTGCGACTTGCATCGCGGCGATGTCCGTGATCATGCCGGGGTGGAGAATCCACACGGGTGCGCCGCCTGCCTGCTTGAAGCGCGATACCATCGACACGGCATCGGCGAATGCGAAGACATTATCGCTGGCGGGGCTGATGTCGATCTTCGCCGGGGCGTTCAGAATACCCAACGGTTCACCGGTGCCAGTCCCGCGCAGGATGGCGTATTCGAGCTTCGCCGCGACGCTGGTACGAATAAGCGTCGTCAGCAGCTGTTCGATCTGGATCACGCTGTCATTCCGCAATTCGCGTGAAACACGGATCATCCCCGATGCGATGTCGTTGACTTTGTACGTCAACTGTTCAAATTGCGCCTCGGTTTCGGTGTATGCCGCCGCCTCCGTGCGCCTGGCGCTGGTTACGCGCCCCGCTTGTGCCGTCTGCCCCGTACCCGCCGTCGGCGCAGTGAACATATCGATGTAAGGGAGACGCCCGGTGGGTGCAGTCACATTCATGCGCGAGACACGCGCGTAAATCTGGCTCGCCTCCGCCGCCGCCATAAGCAGCATGGCGCTGAATTCGGTAGGCACTGTATACCCACCAAAGCCGCCCGTCCCCTCAACCATGGTGGTTTTGTAGACGCTTTCGAGTCGCTTCTTATCGCCACGCGCCAGCGCCAACGCCCAGTCGCCAAGCGACTTGATGCTCTTGTCGGCATCCCCGCCATCGACCGTGAAGTAACCCGCGCCCTTGATCGCCGGGGCGTCCTGCATGAACTGCAAGACCTTGTTCATCTGCTCGCTCACCGCGTCCAGCTGCGTCTTCAACGCAGCGTTCGACGCTTCGAGCGCCTTGACCTGTTCCTCGTTCATCTCGTCATCCTCGTTGTTCGTAATTACAATCGACCCCGCGCTCTTCGCCGCGCCCGCCGGGGCGTTCGCCCCCTCTGGCTGCGCCTCTGGCAAATACAGCGCCGCGTCGGAACTCTTCACATACACCACCTGCGCGCGCGGCTCCGCAGGTGCCGGTGTCAGCGACGCCTCGGCAATCGCCCACTTCTTCAAGCGCAGCGACTTCCCGACCCGCTCGCGCTCCACCAGATGCGCCGCCGCGCCGCTCGACCAGCCAAACTTGCCGTCTGTCGCCATCTGGTAGATCGCTTTTTCGTACTCGTCGCGTAGGTCGAGCTGCGCCTCGATCCACACGCCCACCTCGTCGCGCGTCAGCGTCGCCTTGCCGATCCGCCGCTTCTTCAGCGCGCCGTCCAGCCCGTGCAGGTAGTACACCGGGCGCGAGTCGCCGTCCTCGAAATCAAACTCCGTCGATTTCGTGAAGAAGTCGCCTTCGATGTCCGGCGCGCTTTCGTCGCCATACACGATCAGATGCCCGCCCAGCTTGCCATCGCCCAACGTCTTGATCGCGCTGCCCATCGCGACAGGCACGTACTCGCGCTCCACCAGTTCCCACGCATCGCGCGCCGCGAACGTCACCTCGATGCCGCTCATCGTGTACGTCACCTTGTAGTACAGTGGCTTCTGCCAGTCCTGGATGATGACATGATCGGCGTAAATCTCCATCATCCAGGCATAGTCGCCAAACTGCTTGCGAAACGCCTTCGTCACGATGTCGCCGTGTTCGCCCATCGAAATAGATTTCATGCCGGACTTCTCCCCGCTGCCTGGATCATCTCGCCAAGCTGTCGCCTGTAATATGCCGCCGTCGCCGCCAGCCGCTTATGCCCCGTCTCTTCGTGGTATTTCGACTGGTTCCGCCCATGCACCCATTGCGCGTAGGGCGTCTGGTTCACCAGCCGATAGCGCCCCTGCTCGACCGTCTGGATCTCCCAGC